AGCCTCTATAGATGCAAAAGAAACAAAAAAAAATAAAAAAGCATCAGGCAAACAAAAGTTAAAAGATTTAGGTCTTGATGATGATGAGATTCAAGCATTAATAGGAGAATAATATGGCAATAGATAAAATAGAATCGGCAGGACTAGCGACAAACACAAACCAACCAAATTTTAGAAACATAATTATTAATGGTGACATGAGTGCTGCTCAAAGAGCAACTTCAACTGCTTCTATAACTTCAAATGGTTATTACACAGTAGATAGATTTCAAACAGTAGCATCAAGTTTAGGTACATGGACACAATCACAATCAACTGAAGTTCCAACTGGTCAAGGTTTTGCAACATCTTTAAAAATGGATTGCACAACAGCAGATGCTTCTCCATCAGCAAGTGATAAATTATCTATAAGACAAAAAGTAGAAGGTCAAAATTTACAGTATCTTAAAAAAGGAACTTCAAGTGCTGAAAGTTTAACATTTTCTTTTTGGGTAAGGTCAAATAAAACAGGAACTTATATAGCTGAACTTTATGATAATGATAATTCAAGACAAATTTCTCAAAGCTACACAATATCTTCTGCTGATACTTGGGAAAAGAAAATATTAACTTTTGCTGGAGATACTTCTGGTGCGTTTGGAAATGATGCAAATAATAGTTTAGAATGTTATTTTTGGTTAGGAGCTGGAAGTGATTTTGCTGGTGGAACTTTATCAACTACTTGGACATCAAGTACAAATGCAAACAGAGCAGTAGGTCAAGTCAATCTTGCAGATAGCACATCAAACGAATGGTATGTTACAGGAGTACAATTAGAAGCTGGAACATCTGCATCTGATTTTGAATTCTTGCCTGTTGATGTAAATTTAAGAAGATGTCAAAGATATTTTGAACAAATGACTGCTGATTATCCAGGACTATCAGCATCAAATAAAGGTAATTACTCAGGAACTTCTGTTTATTTTAAAGTTATAAAAAGAGCAACTCCTACGATGTCAGATGTAACTTTAAGAAATATGCAAACTTCTGACACAGCTACAGTTTCAGCATCTACTAGTGGTTGGACAACAGAAGCTCATGCTAGGTATGGTTCAACTGCTACTAATGGCAGTACAGGAGATGGATGTCACATCTATAATGCAAACGGAATACAAGCAGATGCGGAGTTATAATTATGTTTATTAGTGTAGAAAAAAAATATGACTATGGTGAGTTCGGAGGCTATCTTGTAGTTAAAGAAGATGGTACTAGATGGGCTGTGCCATTAGACGAAGCAAACAAAGACTATCAAGAAATTCAACAGTGGATTTCTGAAGGAAACACTGTTATAGATAACGGAGAATAAGGAGAAAAACTATGGCACAACTATCAACTAAAGTTCAACAATATTGCGCTAACAACGGCGTAGCAAATGTTGACTTTACGACAGAATTTCTAGTGTAGCAAAACCAACTGACGAGCAACTGAACGCTTTAGACTCTGCTGCTGATTTGTCTGAAAGACAAAACGCTGCAAGAGCTGCAAGAAGAGCGGCCTATGGTGATTTGGGTGACCAGTTAGACATGCAGTACCATGATAGTGTAGATGGTACTACTACATGGAAAGACCATGTGGCAAAAGTCAAGACTGATAATCCAATCCCAACAGAGTAAAGGAATTAAATTATGGCTTACGTTGGCAAAGCTCCCCAAACGGGTGCGTATCAAATTTTAGACGATATATCAGGATCGTTTACCGGATCAACTCCAGGGCCGTTTAACTTAACGGTCGGGGGTACTGCTGTGCTTCCAGGAAACGAAGCTAGTTGTATTATTTCTATTTCAGGAGTAATTCAACAACCCGTAAGCGCATTTACGATATCTGGTAGTCAGATAACTTTTACAGGAAATCCTGCTAGCTCTGATACTTTTTTTGGTGTCGTTCTCGGTAATACTTTTGACATCGGTACACCAACCGACTCAACAGTAACAGCCGGAAGTTTAGCTTCTACATTTTTTGTAAAGAACGCTCAGACGTTGACATCATTGTCAATGCCGGGCTCAACAAACGGAGCGATGGTTGGACCAGTAACTATTAGTGGTACGATCACGATTCCATCAGGGAGTACATTTGTAATTTTATAATGAGCACATTAGAAACAAATTTAATTCAACCAAGTTCAGGCACTACTTTAACTATAGGTGCATCTGGTGATACTACAAATGTTGTAGGAACTTTACAAAATAATGGCGCTGCTGTTCAAGGGAAATTTGAAAGTCAATTACTTCATGTTAGAGATGAAAAATCAGCATCATCAGATGGTGGTGGCACTACTGGTGGATCTGTCATGACAAGAGATTTAAATACAGTTGTTACTAACGAAATAACTGGTGCAAGTTTAGGATCAAATCAAATTACTTTACCAAGCGGCACATATTATATTGAAGCTTATGCTCCAGGATATGCTTGTAACAAACACAGATTGTTTTTATACAACACTACAGATAGTTCATATACTATAATGGGTTCAACAGGATATGCTAGAACTACAAATGCACATCAAACCGAAAGTAAACTCATGGGTAGATTTACTATTGCTGCACAAAAAGTTTTTGATTTAAGACAATATTTTGGAAGCACACAATCTGGTTCTGGTATGGGTGTAAGTGAAGATCAAAGTAGAACAGAATATTATGCAAACGCTCAAATATGGAAGGTATCTTAAAATGAAATATGCAAAAATTGAAAACAACGTAGTTAAAGTAATTTCTTATCAACCTGTTGATGGGTGGGAACAGGTATCTGATAATGTTTATGCAGATATGATTAGAAAAGAAGATGGAACTTTTGATTACACAGAAGAATTTAAAATAGCTCATAAAGGGAATAACGAATTATAATGGCAAACGGAACATTAAAAGTATCGAATATACAAACAAGCTCTGGATCAGGGACTATTACTATTGGTCAATCTGGGGAGACTATTACTATTCCTTCAGGTGCGACACAGACAGGTGTTGGTGGAAAAAATACACCATATTTTGAAATGAGTTTAAGTAGTAATCAAACAGGATTATCCGATAATACAGCTACTAAAATTCAATTTGATACTTCAGACTTAGATAGTGATAGTGGTGTTGATGTTTCAACAAACTATAGATATACTGTTCAAAGTGGAGATGCGGGAAAATATTTTTTAATTGCGACTGCTACAGGAGAAACAACATCAAGTGATGATAATAAAGATACTTCTGTATTCATATATAAAAATGGATCTTCAGTTGCTAAAACTGAATTTGAAACAAGTAGTAGTAGTGATGCATATAGAATAGGTAAAACACTTTACACGATACAAAATTTGTCTGAAGGAGATTATATAGAAACATTTATTCAAATAAATTCTTCATCTAATGCAAATACAAATATAGCAAAACAAGGTTGTAGAATGAGTGGATTTAGATTTATAGAATAGGAAAATTATGTCAAGTATATTAAAAGTAGATACATTACAAGATTCTGGTGGAAACACATTACTAACATCTAATGGTAGTGGAACATTAACAACTAATAATATTGGTGGAGATAACACCCCAGCTTTTTATGGAGAGTTAGCGTCCGTGGTTACTTTGAGTAGAGCTGTAACAACAGCTATAACTGGTTTTACTCAAGATGAAATAGATACCGATAGTGCATTTGATGGAACAACTTTTACTGTTCCCTCTGGTGAAGGTGGTAAATACGCTCTTACAGTTACTATGACTATTGATTTTACCGATATTGGACAGGACGGAGAAACTTTTACAATATCCTTATTAAATAATGGTTCGACTGTTAAACAAGCTAGAACCTCAACTAATTCAGGTAATTTTAGAAATATAAATATAGAAACTTGTACTATTGAAACAATACAAACTTTAGCAGCAGGTGATGAAATTACTTTCAAGGCTTATGGAGTAGATGCAGATGGTGGTGGCGGAGGAAAAGTGCAAGCTAATAAAAGCTCTGTACAAGGATATAAATTAATAGGAGTATAAATTATGGCATTAACTAGATTAGGTGGAGCAAACGCAATAACAGGAGTAATACCAGTAGCAAATGGTGGTACAGGTGCAACTAGTTTTATAGCTGGAATTGAACAAGCAGATCAATGGTCAACAAGTACAGATCATACTTTTAGTTCTGCATTTACTGAAGAAGTTGTTACAGCAGGATGGGCTAGATTAACAAATGCAAGATATGGACAGATTGGTTCTGCTTTAACAGAATCATCAGGAGTTTTTTCTTTCCCCACAACAGGTATTTATAGAATTTATGCTATGATTACTTGGCATGGAAATAATCAAGCGAGTGGTAGTTGTTTTGGTACAATTCAAGTAACTACAAATAATTCAAGTTATAGTACTGCTGCATCTAGTTCTGGTGGTATGAATAGTGCAAGTAATCGTAGAGATTTTCAAGCAGCAGAAACAATTATAGATGTTACAGATACATCACAAGTAAAATTTAGAATAACTGTTAATACAAATAATACAAATACTACAATGGATTTTATGAGAGTTATTGTTTATAGATTAGGTGACACGTAGGAGCATAATAAATGCTTGGTTTTAGTTCTATAGCCGCTCTACCGATATCTGATTCGGTATTTGATCCCAACGTTACTATTAATGTAACTGGCAATCAACTTACTTTGGGTGTAGGTAGTTCGACTGTTTTATCAGGAGCACTTGTATCACCCTCTGGAAGTCCTTTAACACTTGGTTTTGGATCATTAACAATTAGTGGTGCAGCTAATGTAACTCCTGATGCTACGCCGTTAACTTTAGGTGTAGGCACAGTTACGGTTTCTGCCGCAGCTAATGTTTCAGTTACAGGAAATCAATTGACCATTGGTACAGGAAGTGTTACAATATCAGCAGCGGCAAATGTATTACCAACTGGTGTACCAATGACGCTAACAATAAAAGACGCGGGTATTATTACTTGGAATGACATTGACCCAGGAGCAAGTCAAGTGTGGACACCAATAGACCCGTATTAGGAGAATTATGGCATCAAGTTTTTCAACAAATTCAAAACTAGAACTTATAGCAACAGGTGAAAAAGCAGGACTTTGGGGTACTATCACCAATACAAACTTACAAATTTTAGAACAATTATCTTCAGGTTATTTATCATCATCTCAATTAGCATCTGGAGATTTAACTTTAGCGCTTGATAATGGTGCAACATCAAATGGTAAAAATTTATATATTAAACTTACTGGCACATTAGGTGCTAATAGAAACGTAACCATACCAGATGGTTCTGAAAGAATAATTATATTTGAAGATGCAACAACAAGAGGTACATCTGCATTATATACAATAACAGTTAAAACTGTATCAGGAAATGGAGTTGTATTACCAATTGGATCTAAATCATTAGTGTACTCTGATGGTACAAATGTTAGTCTTGGTATTCGTAACAAAGGTTATGTAACTTTAAACTCTTCAACAATTACTGCATACACAGCGGTAGATGGTGATCAGATATTTGCAAATACAACAGCTAACCCAATCACAGTAACTCTACCTGCATCACCAGCAGTAGGATCAGAGGTTACATTTATTGATGCAAGAGGTACTTTTAATTCTAACAACTTGATTGTTAACAGAAACAGTCAACCAATAAACACAGGTACATCAAACCTAACACTAACCACTAACGGTCAAGCTTTTACATTGGTGTATGTTGATGCAACAAGAGGCTGGGCATTTAAAACTAACACAGCGTAGGAGTGGCTAGTGGCTCTTATTGAATATAATTTCTTACCTGGAATCGATAAACAGGACACCACTGCAGGTGCAGAGAATAGATGGATAGATTCTGACAATGTTAGATTTAGATATGGTCTACCAGAAAAAGTAGGTGGATGGTCTTCATTAATATCAGACTCGATCGTAGGTGTTGCTAGAAAACAGCATGGGTTTGTAGATCTTAATGGAAACAGATATGTTGCGATAGGTACAGACAAATTTTTACTTTTATATTTTGAGGGACAGTTATTTGACATAACACCTTTGAAATCAACACTATCATCATCTACCATTGCAACAGTTAATAATGATCCTGTTTGCACAATAACAACCTCCACTTCTCATAATTTAGAACCAGGAGATATAGTGCTATTAGATAGTGTGACATTGCCAAGTGGCACAGGATTTAGTGCATCAGATTTTGAAGATAAACTATTTCAAGTAACATCAGTTCCAACTCCTACAACTTTTACAATCACACAAAGTAGTAACGCTGGTGCAACTGTATCAACAGGCGGAAGTATCGCTGTTAAACCTTACGAGAAAGTCGGACCTGCCGCACAATCTTATGGTTATGGTTTTGGTATATCACAATGGAACGGATTAGTTTCTGGAGCTGCAACATCTACTTTGAACGGATCACTAAGTGCAAACTCTGCAGGTACAGGTGGTGTCGGTACAAATGTTACATTAGCTGCAACAACCAACTTTAGTGCTGCAGGTAGAATTATAGTAGAAGAAGAATTAATATCTTATGCATCCATATCATCTCCTAACTTACAAAGTATTGTAAGAAATGTAGATGGAACTAGTAATGCATCTCACAACACAGGAACAGCTGTTACCGATGCTACAAATTTTTCTGATTGGGGAGAAGCGGTTCTCGCATCAGAGGTAACTCTTGAACCAGGACTTTGGAGTCTTGATAATTTTGGTCAGGTATTGATTGCAACAGTTGCTAACGGTAAAACATTTACATGGAACGCAGGGGCAGCTTCACCATTAACTGTAAGAGCTTCTACAACAACATCTAATTTTGCAACAGGTAATAATCCAACTGCATCAAGATTAACTTTGGTATCACCAACAACCA